AAAGCACAACAAAATAGATATGATGCAAGAGCACAATCAGCAGCAAAAACATTTGATAAAGAGATTGTAAAGCAAGCTAAACTTCCAAAAGATCTTAAAATTCCAGCAGGTGGTTCTGGCGACTCTACACCACTCAGTAAGAAAGAATTAAATGTAAAATATAAAGCAGCTAAGTTAAAGTTGGATTATGGTGGAAGAATGGCGAAGAAAGATCCAAAGATTGCTAAGATGACTAAAGCACAGAAAAAGGCAAACGTTGAAAAAATAAAAAAAGACATTTATAGTAAACCAAGTTCTCAACCTTCTAAAGCACCATTAAAGTTTTCAACTTATAAGTATGATAGAAAAAACATAGTTCCTACTGGTTTAAAAGGAAAAGATCAACCAAAGTTTAAAGATATTAGAAATACTATCCCTTACAAGAGCACAACCAAAGATAAATTTAAATTTAACAAAAAAGATTTTGCTACATTTTCTAAGAGTACTAAGTTTGGTCGCTTGAGAAAACCATCTGATGGGGTAAAATACAAAAAAACATTTAAAGGTGTTGCAGGAAATTTAGCAAAGAAAGGTGGCAAATATTTAAAGAACTTGCCGATGAAAAATAAGTTAGGTCTTGCAGCACTTGGAACAGTTGCAGCAATTGCTGCTGTTAAAAAATTTAGTGCACCACCAAAAGATACTCTGACTGCAAGAGATTTTAAAAAATCTAAGAGTCCAGTAACTGATAGTTCAGGAAATGAAGTTAGACGTTCATTATTTCTGTCAAAGAAGCAAAGAGAAAATAGCACGGAACCAACAATTTCAGGAGATAGATTAACTAGAAATAAAAACTTCACTTCAAAAATAAAATCAGGTACGTATAAGCATCCAAATGTTAAATGATATATAAATTAAAAGTAATTATAAATAATCTAGTAGATTAAATTATTAAAATGTTTAGAGACATAAAAGAATATCAAGAGATTGCAAAAATTTATGCTGACAAGGTTTCTAAACCTGAAAATCTTGAGGAAATGACAGGAGGTTTGGGTGTACAGGGTGCCCAAAAGATGCAAAAAGATATTAAATCTGGTGAACTTAAACAAAAACCAGTAATGAAGAAGGATACAGGTAAAACATTTATTGAAAAAGGTGGCATTGCAGGAGCAATCAACAGAGTATTTAATAGAAAATCAAGAGAGGAAGTAGGTTTAAAACCAAAAGTAACTTCTTTTGCAGATAGAAGAGCAGCAAGAACTGGATATAAAAAACCTGAGAAACCACTTCCAACTACAGCAGAAATTCGTGCAAAGAATGCAGCTTCTGGTGGAAGTGGAATGAGTAATATTCCTTCAAAAGAAGGCAATGCTGTTATTGATGGTAAAAAAATTAATCCTGATTTTGGAAAGAAAGTAGAAGTAAAAAAAGAACCTGTTAAAAAGATGAATCCTATTGAAAAGAGAAATAGAGAAAGATTGGGAGATGCTAGAGTTGATGCATTGAAAAAGAAAAATGCTGAGTTCCAAGCAGCGAAAAAGAGTGGTAATTTAGCACAGTTCCGTAAAGATAATCCAAAAATTTCTGGTGCTGATAGAGCAAAGCAAATGGCAAGAGATAGACTTGCTAAGAAAGCAGCAATGGAAGAGTATACTCCTTATGATATTGTTCTTGAATACTTACTATCTACAGAGCAAGCTGCTACAATTGAAGAAGCAAATTACATCATGACTGAGATGGATGCTGAAACAATCCAGTCTATTATTTCTGATTAAAGTGTTATAAATAAAGTGCCTTAAGGTACTTTATGCTATCAAAATACGACAAACTTTCTATCCAACGCAATCCTTATAGAGAATACTCTAAACCTATCCAATACAAATACAACAATTCCAAATACTCTCAACTTAGAATTTATTTTAAGTGTGAGAGTTTTTATTTTCAGAATAAATCTAAGGACGAGTAACTGTTCTCTTAACTAAAACTTCTCCTTCTATAACCCTTTCAACTGTGGTTCCGTTATTTAATAGTAAATCGTAGAAATATTTCCCTGCCTTTAAATTATTTGTAAGGTTAGATGACATTGTAATTCTAACCTTTCCTGATGTAGGATTTGTGAACCCAACATTAAAAGATCCTGCAAGTGATGATGAGTGATATTTTCTTATTCTACAAGCACCAGTGTAACCTGTTAGGTTTAAAGCACTGTTTGAGTTACTGTCTTCAAGAACAAATGTTTGCTCGAAATCAGTACCCGTATGTATAGTGAGATTTGTACTAAAGACTGCCATTTTATTATTTATGAGAAGAATCCTGTGGATATACCTGGTCTTACAAGTGCAGTTCCTTCAACACCAATAAGTTTATCTCCACCAGGACGAGTGAGTAAAACATCATAAACGTGTCTACCTGGTTTGATACCTGAAGTGATAGTATCTGCGATTGATATATTAATTTTGCCTTGTGCGGGATTAGTAATTGACACTGCAATTCCCACAAACTTTGTGCTGTCTGGATGTTTTCTAAGTTGAGATTGTGCAGTAAAATTAGTTAAATCAACTACTCCAGAACCATCAGCACTGAATATTTCTAAATCTTCAGCAAAATCCTCTCCAGCATTGATTATTAAATTTTTAACAAATACAGTCATCTATATCATCTTTATTGAATATTTAGTGATATATACATATAAAGATACTTATGATATATGGGTGAAGTAGATTATGAAAATCCCTGGCACTACAAAGGTACAGCTTTCACTTCTGATGATATTGGCGATTTCTTCGGTTACGTCTACAGGATTACAAATTTACAAAACGGTAGACAGTATATCGGAAGAAAATATTTTGTACAAAAAAGAAAACCAAAAGGTGGTAAGAGAAGAGTCACAAGTGAGAGTGATTGGAAAAAGTATTATGGAAGTTCTCCCGAACTCAAAGAAGATGTAAAGCAGTTTGGAAAATTAAATTTTAAAAGAGAAATATTATCTTTACACAAAACCCTTGGTAAAGTTAACTACGAAGAGACAAAACAACTGTTTATAAACAATGTATTGACAGAATCACTTGACGATGGTACACCAATGTACTATAATAGTAATATTCTTGGACGATATATGAAAAAAGATTATGGAAACTTCACGTAATGCATTTCTTGACACCTATCAATGGACATTTAAGCGTATACGTGAATTAACTAAAGATGTTAAAGTGAATAACAATCACTATGATTTTCGTTGTGTCGAGGATGCAAATGCCATTCGTGAAGAATTTAATGAATGGTTAGAAGCAAAAAGTCGTAAACAAAAGGATAATATTGATGTACTCTACTTAGAGTACCTTGGTGAAGGAAGTGATTACGACTAAATAAATCGCTATTACAAAAAAATTATGTTACAGAAAATAGTAAATGGAATCGCTATTGCAAGTGGTGTTGTATCTCTCACCGTTATTGGTCTTGGCGGTTACGTATTCATACGCAAGGATGCGATTATCGAAAACGTCAAAAGTAAAGTAATGGAATCAGTGTTACCTGGTGGACTTAGTGGAGGACTAGGATTACCTTCTCCATCATCAGCAGTACCAGACGCACCTGCTGCATCACCTATGTCACCAATACCTTTAGGGTTTTAGTCTAAATAAGGGTTAAATGTCTATATATAATGTAGACATATTGATCCCATGGCTGAAAAGAACGAAGTAAAAAAAGAAGAAACTAAGAAAGATGAACCTAAGAAGCAAGGTTTACTTTCAAAGTTGAAAGAGGCTACTGACGATAGAGAAGAGCAAATGATGATTCTCTCAACTTTCGTACGTCTAGGTATTTTAGTCTGGAGTGGTGCAATTCTAACATTAGCATATGTAGATTTACCACCTGCCTTTAAAATGCCAAAACAAGATCTTGATCCAACTTTCATAGCTTCAGTCTTCACAGGAGTACTAGCTACTTTTGGTGTACAGACAACTAAGAAAGGTGCCACAAGTAGTGGTGGTGGAGGAGGAGTATCAAAGGCAGATATGGAGAAGTTAATTGCTGCAGCATCACAAACTGCACCCGCACAAACAATTCGTATCGAACAAGCTCCTGTTAAAATAACACCTGATACAAAGTAAGGTAAAAACAATGAAAGAAGTGAAATGGTTTAAATGGTTCGCACTCGGACTCGGAGGAGTAATCGGGTTTTCGCATATTGGATTAATTGGTATGGTAAGCAAGAAAAGTAGCGTACCAATTATTAGTCCACCAGTAGGACCATACACTTCTTATGTTATTCAAGCAGATAAGGAAGGATATAAGTTAAGTTACACAGCAAACGATCCTAAGACAGCATTCATCACTAAGGACATCAAAGAGAAGGGTGGTTTCTTAGGTCTAGCAAATGAAACTACTCAAGTTACTGAAGAATACTTTATGGATGGTCAAACTAATCAAGGTGGTGCAGTCTCAAACAACAGGTCTTGGTTAGATCAAAAACCTGGTTTGACAGACGCACAAGCAGCAGAAATAAATTCTGCACGAAAAAGTGAAGCCTGTATTAAAGCAATCGGATCAGCAGAAGGTACAGGCAGATTGGTTGGGACAAGTGTTGGTGCTGCTGCTGCTCCTACTCTTACCACTATTCCCTTTGTTGGTTGGGTTGCTGCTGGTTGGGTAGCAATGTTTGGTGGTAATCAGGGTGCAGAGATTGGCGGTAATATGGCAGAGGACTTAAATAAAAACTGTTAGTTGCAAAAATAATTTTTTTCTGGTAGAATAAGACTATGGAAAATCATAGAAAAACATTGCTCCATCTCCTGAAAGAAAGAGCATATAAGTTCGGTAAATTTACTTTATCATCTGGTAAAGAATCAGAGCATTATATTAATTGTAAACCTGTCACTTTATCGTGTGAAGGAAATGCACTATGCTCTCATTTGATGATAGAGCACGTTGAGAATGAATCTGTAGCAGTTGGTGGACTCACACTTGGTGCAGACCCATTAGTTTGTGGTATCGCACAGAAAGCATATTATTCTGGTAAGCATATAGATGCACTGATTGTTAGAAAAAATCCAAAAGGATATGGAACAAAAGAAGTTATTGAAGGTAATAAACCACCCAAGGGATCAATCGTTACAGTATTGGAAGATGTTACCACTACTGGTAGTAGTGCAATCAAAGCAGTGAATGTGTTAAGAGATGCAGGTTATATTGTAAATCGTGTGATTGCAATTGTTGATCGTCAAGAGAATCATAAGGTCTGGGATAATAATGAAATTGAATTTGTTTCTTTGTTTAAGTTAGAAGATATTATCAACGAATAGTGTGGGAGTCCACACATTAATGCGTATTTATACCTAGTGTGCTATACTAAATAATAATGTACTGGAGTTGAAACTATCATGTCCCACTACACATTAGGTTATTACGACCAACAAAACGAATGTCACGAAATGTGTGAATATGCGGAAGACGCATTTGAAGCAGTAAAATTTGCAAGAGAGGATGTGCCCTATCTACAGGCACATCCTTTTTCTTTGCATATGATAAGGGAGGTTAAATGAAAAACCTACCCATCACATCAACCTTACTTATCTTCACAACCATTGGAACCGCATTATGGTTCTATCCACAATACGCTTGGGCACATCCCATACTTGTATGAAAAAATTTAATACATGGGTGTTAGACACCACAATATACATCTTAGATTTTCTCTACAGAGGTAGAGATTTCCAGAGGTTCTGGGTGCTCGAAGTAATTGCAAGAGCACCATACTTCTCATTTATAAGTGTACTTCACTTTCGTGAGTCATTAGGTTTGAGAGGTGAAGACCATACATATCTAATGAAAGAGCATTTTTATCAGGCATTAAATGAAACAGAACACTTGGAGGAGATGGAAACTCGTGGAGGTAATCAATACTGGATCGATAGATTCTTCGCTAAACACTTGGTTCTTCTTTACTATTGGATTATGGTTGCTTACTACTTCGCTAGTCCAGTAGATGCGTACGACATCAATATGAAAATTGAGAAACACGCATACGAAACTTATGTCAAATACTCTGCATATCATCCAGAGGATGCAAAAATTGCAGAGATAGCAAATGACGAACTTGAACATGCAAGAGAATTAAAACTTGCAATGTCGATGATTACGTGATATAATGCTATTATACTCACACCTGTAATGGATAAACCATACGACGACTCAAACTGGAGAAACGAATACATCGATATCAAATCCACTCAACTAACCAAAAGACAAGTCGAGTTGCTTGAGAAAGGACCACATAGTCTTTCTCAAGCTTGGTTATTGGGTGCATTACATAATGATTGGAAAAGAATTAAAGGGTATGATAAATTTGATCCAAAAGAAAATGTGGGTCAAAATCAATCATCTTTGAAGGAATTTTATGAGAGATATAAAGATCAAGGTATATGAATCAATCAGTAACATGGTCAATAGTTATAATGGTTGCAATATTATTAGTATGTGTTACAATAATGATATACTACATAATTAGATACGACCATTTCTTTCCTAATGAATAAGTTAGCAATAATTCCAATATTCTTTTTAACAATGTGTGGTACAGCACCAATAACAGATGATGCTGCACATGCAAATGTTGATGAGAGAGATTTGATAATGTTGCCAAGAGAACAATTAAAAGGTGAAATTGATATTACAAATCCAGATCATATACAAAGTTTACATATGATGTTTATGAGAAATATGAGAAAGGGTCAAATTGAGCAAACCGCAACAAAACCTGATGATGCTATAAATAATGCACTAGATGATTTTTGGGAGCAACAAAATGGGAGCAATGGTTCCACCGAGCAGGAAAAGCTGCTATAACTTTAGAGTAACGGAGATTAATCGTGTTGTTGACGGGGATACTATTGATGTCACCATTGATCTTGGGTTTGATCTATACAAGAAAGAAAGAGTTAGAGTTGCAGGAGTTGATACACCAGAGAAAAGAACAAGAGATTTGGAAGAGAAAGCACTGGGACTAGATGCTACAGAATGGATGAAAAAAAATTTAGAGGACGCAATTGATGGAGATGATGAACTCACTATACGAACTGAACTTAAAGGTGGGATGGGTAAGTATGGTCGCTTGCTTGGTTGGTTATACATTGGTGATGATCAAGTATCGCTCAACGAAAAAATGATTACCGAAGGGTATGCTTGGGCATATGATGGTGGTACAAAGCAAAAGAATTTTGAGGAACTACGAGAGATACGTAGGTCATTTGGTACTCTAAGCGAGGGTTAATGGATATACAAAAGATTGCTGTAGGTGTATGTGCTGTTGGAACTGCTTGTGTAGTTGGTGGTACTGCTGTTGTTGATCAGGTCACTAATGGAACTGAAAAAAGAAAAAGTGCTACTGTTGAAGCAATTGTTGAGGAACTGAAACCATTTATCAAACAACAGATTAAAGATAGTTTTCCATCATCTACTGGTGGAGTGATGGGATTACAAAAACCTCAACTTGATTATAGGAAAGAA